GCAAATGCTGATTGGAAGAAGAACTACGGTGTAGGTCAGGCGATCGAATGGCAGGGTACTACTATCGGTTCAAAGGGTAACGAAGGTGTTGCTAATGGAGTTAGCTTGACAAACGGCTCAATTGGTTATGTTGAATATGCATTTGCTAAGCAGAACGGTCTGTCATGGGCTAAAATGATTGGTACTGATGGTAAGGTTGCTGCTCCTGGAATCAAGAGCTTCCAGACAAATTGGCCTATGGTTGCTACTAGCTATATCGTGATGTACAAGAATCCTTCCGATCCTGCTGCTTCTAAGGAAGCAATCAAGTTCTTTGAGTATTCTTATGCACATGGCGACAAACAAGCAGAAGAACTAGATTATGTTCCTCTGACATCTGCTCAGAAGGCAGAAGTAAAAAAAATCTGGAATATCATTCAGTAATTTAACGAAAAAAACAGTTGCTTATTTCCAAAAAACAGGTTATATTAAGATATAAGCTGAGGAGATAAGTGATGGTCGTTAAACATAATAAATATGCTGCTGAGGTACGTACACCAAAGTATCGTATGCGTGTAGTTGCTTCTAAGAAAGCTTATAACAGAAAAATCAAGCACAAAAAAAGTGCTTGATTAATTTCTGTGACTATTATATTATTAGTTATAATGAGATGTGAAAGGAAAATACATAATGGCTCATGAACTAGAATTAAATACAGACGGTACGGCTAAGATGGCTTATGTTGGGGATGTCCCTTGGCATGGTCTTGGTAAGCAAGTTCACTATGACTTGACTCCTAAGCAGATGCTTATAGAAGCTGGTCTCGATTATAAGAACCATAAAGTTCCGCTGATTGCTGAACTTGATGGCAAGAAGATTGATACTGGTCGTCAAGCTCTTATTCGAGACGATGGTAAATTTCTTGATATTGTCGGACCTGAATGGCATGATATTAATAATGAAGATGCAATGAACTTCTTTAATGAGTTTGTTATGGAAGGTGATATGCAGATGCATACTGCTGGCTCTCTTAAGGATGGTCGCGTTATGTGGGCACTTGCTAAGGTTGGTGAAGACTTTGAACTCTTTAACGGTGATCGTGTTGAAGCCTATCTTCAGTTTAGTAACTTCCATCAGTTTGGTTATTCTAACGATGTGCGTTTTACACCAATTCGCGTCGTGTGTAATAACACTTTGAGCATGTCTCTTGCTAATAACGCTAAGCATCAGTTTAAGATTAATCATCGTGCAAAATTTGATGCTGAGCAAGTAAAGTCAGCTCTTGGTATTGCTCGTAATAAGCTTCATACGTATAAAGATGTTGCGGAATTTCTTGGTAGCAAGAGGTATAATGATGAGACGGTTTCTCAGTACTTTGCAGAAGTGTTTCCATCGCTTTCCTCTAAAAATGAAAAAGTTCTTAGCCGAGCGGCGATTCAAGCTCTTGACGTGCTTTATAATCAACCAGGTGCTGAATATGCAGAAGGTTCTTGGTGGCAGGGATTTAATGCAGTCACTTATTTGACCGATCATGTTCTTGGTCATAGTGCTGATAGTCGTCTCTCAAGTTCTTGGTACGGAGTTAATCAGACCCGTAAAGTCAAGGCTCTTGAAAAAGCTCTTGAATACGCTACTGCAGCATAATAGAGGGGCCTAGAGCCCCTCACTTTTCCTTGGAGTTAAAAAATGTTTATCTTTAAAATTATTTGGTGGTTATGGTGTTCACCAGGCAAGTTTTGGATTTGGTATGATTATGTGCAAGCTAAGCCAAGAGATATGAACGATATTACTACTGTCATAGAATCAGAACGTCGTATGTTAAATATCAAAATTCTTGCACCGTTATACTCTTTGACATTATGGCCTCTTATAGTCCTTGTCCTATACGTAGCTTTTACTCATAAATAAAAGATAAATATTTTTTTAAACTTTGGAGACCTTTATGCTAGTTGAACAAATGAAAGTGCTTTTAGCTTCTGTATTTTCTCTTTATTTGAAAACTCATAATTTTCATTGGAATATTACAGGCCCTAATTTTCCTCAATACCATGATTTTTTAGGTAATTTATATAATGAGATTCATGAATCTGTAGATAAAATTGCGGAAGAGATTAGAGCGTTAGATTCATATGCTCCTGGTAGTTATATGCGTTTTCAAGAGCTTACAAAGATTGAAGATGAAACAAGTGTACCTTCAGCTCTTACTATGATAAACATTCTTTATTTTGATAATCAAAGAATTATTGATCAGTTAACTGCTTGTCATACGTTAGCACAAGAACAAAATATTGGTGGTTTAATTAATTTTCTCGAAGACCGTTTAGATATACATTCTAAACACGCTTGGAAGCTTCGTTCTATTTTTAAAACTTAATTAAAAAAATAGGTCACTTAGCTCAACTGGAAGAGCCAAAGATTTCTACTCTTTAGGTTGGGGGTTCGAGTCCCTCAGTGATCACCAATTTTTAAAGAAAAAATACATTATGTCAGCAAGAATAGTAGCACTTACACAACCTATCATTAGTAATGATGGTAATATAGGAACTAGCGCACCTATGATGAGCGTTGATGAGTTTATCGCTTATGTTGCTCGTGTATCTAATCCTGGTAATCAAAATAATCATGAGACAGCACCAAAGTTAATTAAGTATCTTATAAAAAATTATCATTGGTCTCCTCTTGAGATGGCCCATGTTGTGATGGAGATTAATACTACCCGAGATATTGCTCGTCAGATCCTTCGTCATCGTTCATTCTCATTTCAAGAATTTAGTCAGAGATATGCAGATCCTACTAAAGATATGGGGTTTATTACTCGAGAAGCTCGTCTCCAAGATACAAAAAATAGACAAAACTCAATTGAGACAGAAGATACACAAATTAAGAAACAGTGGGATGTGTATCAAAAGAATCATATACATGCTTCAGAGAGTATATATAAATGGGCAATTGAAAACGGTATTGCAAAAGAACAGGCTCGCGCAGTGCTCCCAGAAGGCCTTACCGTTTCTCGTATGTATATGACAGGTTCAGTGCGTTCATGGATACATTATTGTCAACTCCGGATGACTAATGGTACACAGAAAGAACATCGTGAAGTTGCAGCTGAATGCTGGGATGATTTAGTTAAAAAGTTCCCCTCCCTGAGTAATCTAAACTTGATGCTCAATACTACTAACCAACTTAAAGAAGGAAATACAAATGAATAATATTCTTACAATTACCGCAATCCTTGCTATGACTGCAACTGCTTTTGCATCAGATCTTCCTTCTAAGAAGACAGCGCCTATTATACCAGTTTCAGCTACAAACACAGATAGTCTGACTGTTTCTTACGGTCAGGATCTAGGTGTAGATTTTGGTGCTAAGACAAGTGATACGTATGCAGTTGCTTATAAGCATTCACTTGGTAGCGGATTTAGCGTTGGCGGTGTTGCTAGCACATCACAGTCTACTAATTCTCTGCTTAAGCAAAATATTGAAGCGCAAGCTAGCTATGCACTTCCTGCAATAGCAGGTGTTGTGGTAAGCGGTAAGGTGGGTGTTGGTGAGCGTTTCACCACAACTAACTTCCCATACTTTGCTCTTTACGGTAATGCTGACTACAAGTTGCTTGATGGAGTTACACTTAATGCTGCTCAGTATCGCTATCGTAACGCATTCGATACAGCAAACGATTACGAAAGCCATCAGATTGGAACAGGTGTAACTATTGACCTTGCTTCTAACTATGCAGTTAGTGCAAAGATTAGCCGTAGTTATGATGCAGATTATAATGCTACTGGAGATGCAGTTACAATCGGTCTTACTGTTAAATTTTAATATTTAAAATAATATAAATAAAAAGCGCTAGAATTCTAGCGCTTTCTTTTTTTTATAGGAGTCTAAATGACATGAGCAATTACTGGGGATATCACCTTATTCTAGACTGCGCCGGGGCAGATCCAGAATTAATTAGAAGTTACGATAATATTTATAATTTTTCAAAAGACCTAGTTAAGCGTATTGATATGGTTGCTTATGGTGAACCACAGATTGTACACTTTGGATCAGGTGATAAAGCTGGTTACACTCTAGTACAGCTTATTGAAACTTCTAATATATGCTGTCATTTCGTTGAAGATAATAATACATTTTATCTCGACGTATTCTCATGTAAAGAATTTAATCCAGATGTAGTAGCAGATCTTGTTAATGAGTACTTTAAAACAACACATCAGAAAATGGCTTATCTTGAACGTCAAGCTTCAATAGAAGAACAAGCTTAATAATTAAGGGCCTTAGGGCCCTTTTTTTATTGCATAATATTGCTTTTGGGACTATTATTAAATTATGGTGAGACAGATATGGAGAAAAAAGTGTTTCAACGTAAGTCAAATATGAAATTAGCTACTATTAATGATGGTTCACGTGTTCAGCTCGCAGATCTTATTAAGTTCTGTCAGCAAGCTAGTATTGATCTTAGTAAAAATGGAGATGATAATTCTAGTATTCGTTTTGAAATATTTGCTGATTATCTTCGCGAAGATTATCGAGGAGGAAAACTTATGTATAATTCTAATATTTTAGGATTATAATTTATATAAATAGCTTATTATAGGAGATTAATATGCTCAAGTTTACTCAGATCATTAATGAAGTAAAAATGACTTCTACTGGTTCAGAAGGTCAACGCCATGCTAAACAATATCTTACAAATCCAGAAACTGCTACTTATAAGACTGTTTCTAAAGTAGAACATATTCCAGCAGGCGAAACAGTTAAAGTTCACAGTCATTATTATGATGATAAGACTAATACAACTTATGCATCTATTTCACATAGTAGTGATCCAAGTAAAAAAATTACAGTTCCAATTAGTAAGCTTCATAAGCCTATGGAAAGAGCTTCTGGTCATGGTAGACGTGAAGCAGAAAATGTAGCAATTGCTGATCTTCATAAAAAAATTCAAGCTCATAATGCTAAAAAACCGCTTATGATGACCGACCGCTTTGGTAAAATACATCATATTGTAGGAGCTGAACAAGTTAGTGGTAATCCTAAAGCTGATATTGCACTTGTTAATAATAAAGGTGAGCACGTCATACACATTAGTCATAAAAAGAGTGAAATAAGCCATCAAGGATATGGTGCATTTAACTCTAAAGAAAATGAATCACATCCTGTAATTAAAGATTTTAGTAATAAGCTCTCAGCTGATGTTGATACATTAAAAGGTAAATCAAGAACTTATACTTTAAATCATAATGATAAAAAACATTCAGATATTATTAAAAGAGCTTTATTTGGTAGAGCACATTCTGATAGTAAATCAAGCACAGAAAACGTAGATGAGATTCATCATGGGTTAATGAACCTTAAGAGAAATTCAGATGGTACCCATAGTCTTACTTCTGAAAAAAAAGTAGATAGAAGTAATTATCAAAAACAAAATTTTGAATTAGTTGCTAAAAACGCTCCAGATAGAAATATACCAGGCACTAAAATTAAAGGTATTTTAGGTCTTTGGGCTAAAGGTAGTCGTAAAGGTAGAGATGTTAAATCAATTTCAGAAGAATTTATCTTAAAGGTAGTAAATGCTTAGTTTTTCAACAGTTATAAATTTAAATGAAGCAGCAGATGTAGAGGGCAAGCTTACTCATCTTAAGCATGCTGAAGAAGGCGTAGCTGACGGTCATTCTGAATATAAACATGCTGTTGATACACTGCATGCTGTTCATAATAAACTTAATGGTAAAAAAATACCAGGGTTACAAACTAGTACTAAATTTGATGGCTCACCATCTGTTGTATTTGGACGTCATCCAGATACTGGTAAATTTTTTGTAGCTTCTAAATCAGCATTTAATAAAAATCCTAAAATTAACTATTCACATGAAGATATAGAAAAAAATCATGGACATGCACCTGGACTCGTTGCTAAACTTAAACAAGCATTTACTCATCTTCAAAAAGTTGCTCCAGAACATGGTGTATACCAAGGCGATTTTATGTATTCACATCACGAATTACATCATCATTCTGACGGGAATATTAGTTCTACGCCTAATACGGTAACATATACTGCTCATAAAGATTCTGAAGCTGGTAAGAAAATGCAAAAGGCTAAAATGGGTTTTGTGGTGCATACAAAATACCAAGGCAAAGATTTTGCTTCTATGCATGCTACACCTCATACTGATACAAGTACCTTTAAACCTCATCCAGATGTTCATTTAATTTCTGCAGAATCATCACCAGATACTAAAATTAATAAAAAAGAAAGTAATGAATTTCATGAACATATGAATGCTGCAAAAGAATTGCATGATAAGTTACCTCATGATTTTCATAATGTCGTTCAAAAACATTCATCTTTTTTAAAAACATATATTAATAAAACTATTAAGACAAATCAAGTACCATCTGTACAAGGTTTAAGAAAGCATATTGAAGGGGTACATCTTAAAGCAATAGAAGGTGTTAAAACAGAAAAAGCTAAAAATCAGAAAAGAATAGCAATGAATGCAGATTTAGAACATCATGATACAAATGTATCTCATTTTAAAAATGCATTGAAACTTCATCAACACCTACAAAATGCTAAGAATGTTCTTGTTTCAGCTATGAATAAAGGCTCAGAGTTTAAACATTCTATTAACGGTAAGCCTACTGATCCAGAGGGACATGTTGCTACATATCAAGGTAAATCTTTAAAGTTAGTTAATAGACACGAATTTTCTAAAGCTAATTTTGAAAAAAATAATTAATTTTTACTTATAAATAGTAATAAACTCAGAGGAATATTGCTATGGCTACTAAGCTTAATTTAATTATAGATCAAGGTACAACTTTTACTAAGACTTTTACTGCTAATGATAGTTCAGGATCTCCTATTAATTTTACAGGTTATTCTGGATTATCTCAAATAAGAAAAGCATACACTTCATCAAATTCTATTCCCTTTGCTGTTAATTTAAACTCAAACGGTATTGTTACTTTAACACTTTCTGCCAGTAATTCAGCAATGTTAACATCAGGCAGATATGTTTATGATGTAAGAGTAATAGCTAATACAACTAATAGTTACACAAGAATTGTAGAGGGACTTGTTACAATTACCCCTCAAGTTACTAGATAATGAATTTTATTAGGATATAAAATGGATGAAATAAAACTTTTAGAATCTTTATCTAAAATGCTCGGTGATCCTGTAGATACATCCGACATATTAAAAGATTTAGAAAAAATAGAAAAAGAAAAAGATCTACTTAAGATTTTTAAAAATCTATTACACAATAAACCTTTAGAAAATATAGAACAATTTGAAGCTAAACTTAAAAATATTGAAGCTCAAGTAGAAATTATTGAAACACTTCAGGATCAGCAAATACCTGAAGAAGAACAAGTAATAGTTGAAGAAATACCGTTCCAAGCAATCACCCCTCAACCAGAAATACCAATCGATTTTGTAACAGCAGCAGCACGTTCTATTAGACAAACTAAAAAAGAAATTCTTCTTAATAATCAAGATAATACATTAATAAAAGAAATAGATCAGCTTAAAAAATCTGTTCTTGATCTTCATACTTTTGCTTCTCAAATATCAAATATGGGAGGTGGAGGTGAAGTCAATCTAAGATACTTAGATGATATTAATCGTGGTAGTATCTTAGATGGCAACTTCTTAAAGTATAATGCATCTTCTAAGAAGTTTGAATTTACCAATGTTACTTCTGATGGCGTTGATTGGAAGCATATTCCATCTGATATGATACCAGAGGTGACTGGTACGTATTCTCTTGGTAATTCATCTGTACGCTGGGAATCATTATGGGTCGGTAGTAATTCTGCAACATTTAGCAGCAATATTTATATTACGAGTTCTAATAATACCGGTATTACATTTAACGATAGTACATTTCAAAATACCGCTTTTATACCTCCTGGTTATATATCTACAGTGTATATTAACGCTAACGTGGCATATACTAACTCTAGAGCAGCTTATATCATACCACCTGGTTCTGTCATAAATGGCAACAGAAATATAACATTAGGAAGCAATAATACATATGTCATTGGAAAGACAGGCAATTACATATTGAATTATAGCATACAGTATAAAAATACGGGAGCAGATGCTGTTGACATCTATGTGTGGGTAAATAAAAATAATGCTCATCTTGAAGACTCTTCTACTGTATTTTCTATTCACGGTAAGAAAAGCACCAACGATCCTGGTAAAATGGTTGCGGTAACTCCAATATTTTTCCCTGCTAACACCGGAGATCTTATTCAAGTCTTGGCAGCTACACCATATGATACCACAGTATCGATGGTAACGATCCCTGCTGTTGTTTCGCCAGATATCCCTAGAACACCAGCTTCAATTATAACAATAACTGAAGTAAGTTAAGATTTATAATTATAAATAGATTTCTAATTATAAATAATTTATATTTTAAAATATACGAGGATAATATGCCAGAACAATATGCACAATCTCCAGTTTCTGTTAAGCAACTAAAAAGAGAAAAGTTAAAGGATATTATTAAAGGTGCTAAGACTGCAACAGGAGAAAAAGCAGCTATTGTAATGATTAATCCTGAAATAGATACAAATGTGCATGGTACTCATAAAATGCAAGAAGAAACAAGTAGCCCTGCTGTATTTACTTACGGAAGACAACAACCTTTACATAAAGGTCATGAATTAGTATTTAATAAAGTAATGGATGTTGCTTCTAAAGTTAGAGGTAAACCTTATGTTTTTACTTCACATAGTCAAGATGAAAAGAAAAATCCTCTCTCTACACAAGATAAAGTAAAATATATTAAGAAAATGGTACCTCACGCTGAGGTAGGATCAACATCAAAAGAAGAACCAAGTCTATTACATCTTGCTTCAAAATTACATAAGGCAGGTCACACTGATCTTCATATGGTAGTAGGATCAGACAGAGCTGAGAGTATGAATAGTACTCTTCAAAAATATAATGGTGTTCAAGGTCCTCACGGTTATTATAACTTTAAAAGTATTACAGTTCATTCTGCAGGTCACAGAGATCCTGATGCTGAAGATACAGGTGGTCTTTCAGCCACTAAAATGAGACAAGCAGTTTCATCAGGTGATAGATCAACGTTTAGAAGCGGTTTACCCGATAAAATTAAAAAACATTCTGACGATATTTTTAATAAAGTTAAAAGCGGCATGGGTCTTAAAGAAGCTATTGAGTTATACGGGTTTAGTATTAATGATTTATTTGAATCTACTGCTTTAAATAGAAACTGGAAAAAACTATCACCAACAACTAAAGATAAAATAATTAAAGTTTATACATCTGATAATGATGATATTAAACCTAGTAGTTTTAAAAAATTTTCTCAAGTAATAAAAAAAAAGATAGATGAAGCAAAGAAATCTCCATGGGAAAAAATGCTTACAAGGAATCCTAAGCATGCAGAATCAGAAGCTCGTGCTCAAAAGGCAAAAGATGGTCTAAAACAAGCTGGTAAAGATTATCAAGCAATTCTTGATAGAGAAGCAGCTGCTAAACAAAAAAAAGTAAGTGAATCTGCAGACGTTCTTTCACAGTGGATTCTTTCACAGTGGAAAAATCAAGAACCTGTTAATTATACCAGGCATCTAACAAAGTTTTTTGGCAAACCAGATGAATTGACTGAGAACAGAGCAGTATGGTATAATGTTGATGGATTCAAACGAATAGAGATCTTAGATGAGTATGTAATGCATTCATCACCATCACCTCATTATGATTATGTATATTGCTATATTGATCTGAAGGTTCCGCACAATCTTTCTAATGTTTTAGCAGATAGCAGCGAAAGCATATTGTTAGATCATCTTAAGGGTGAAGTTGTCGCTCGTTGTGCTAGCTTGAGCGCAAATGCAGTGACCATACAATATGTCATGGATGTCGTAGAAGGCAATGTTAAACCAAGCAAAAAAGAATATGAGTCTCGTATTAAAGCAATGAAGAAAATGTTTGAGGATGGCAAGAGATATCAATTGGATTGGTGGCCTGATGTAACAAAAGATACTGATCCATCAAACACCTATTATGAACATGTAGATCATCATTGCTGCAGTATAAATGAGGTAAGGAAAGGCCTTTGGGCTAACATCCATGCCAAGCGTAAAAGAATTAAAGCTGGTTCTGGTGAGCGTATGCGTAAGCCAGGATCAGAAGGAGCCCCTACTCCAAAAGACCTTAAGGATTCACAATGATTTCCTTTAAAGAATTTATATCAGAAGTAGCAGCATGGCAGCGCAAAGAAGGTAAGAATCCTACAGGTGGTTTGAACCGTAAGGGTATAGCTTCTTATCGTAGAGAAAATCCTGGTTCTAAACTATCGATGGCTGTAACTACTAAACCTTCTAAACTAGATCCGGATTCAAAAGCAGCCAAGCGCCGTAAATCGTTTTGTGCTCGAATGGGAGGAGTAAAGGGTCCTATGAAGAAGCCAAACGGAGAACCAACAAGAAAAGCATTAGCTTTAAGAAAGTGGAATTGTTAATAGGAGAGAAACATGGAATTAATTATAAGTATAATAGTTATTATAGCAATTGTTAGTGTTCTTTATTATATGATGAATAAAAAAGAAAATTTTAAAGATGCTATTAACGATATTAAAATAGATGTAAATGATCAAATTACTGATGCAGTAACACTAGTTAAAAATGAAATTAAAACTACAGTAGATAATGTTCAAGAGATTGAAAATAAATTAGAAGAAGATGTTAAAAATTTCATTAAAAAAACAGGTATTACAGAAGTTAAGAAAAACAAAAAGAGTAAAAAATAAAATGCGCTAAATATTTGTATCAGCGTATTAGGAGCTTAAAATGTCAAATAAATACACATCATTAGAGTCTGATATATCAAAAATACTTAATAGAGTTTCTATTAAAGAAGATATAGGTATGGGTATGACGGTACCAGTTAACGTAGCACCTATGCCAACAATGAATGCACCATCAGATAATAATGATGTAGACGATGAAGAAGGATCTATGGCTAAAGTTCAGCTACAAGCAATGGCTGATATGGCAACAGATCTTTATCGTAGTATTCAAGATAATCAAGAATTAGAAGCATGGGTTCAATCAAAATTAGCTGTGGCAAAAGACAACCTTACTGGTGTTTATCATTATATGAAATATAAGAGTTAATTTTTTTTATAAATATAATTAAAGTACTTTAAAAGGAGATAAAAATGCCAGTAGGTCAATGGGGTTCTGATGCAACTCTTGCTAATAATACACCGAATTGGAAAATGGCTTTAGGTGCAGGCACACAACCAGGTGCCAACGCAACAGGTAATTACCCATTTGGTAATACACAGTTAATGTTTGCTAACTCAACGGGTAATTCTATTATTCAAAATCAAAGAGTTGGTATTTTTGGTATTAACTCAAACACAGTTAATTTAACTGGCGGTAATACTTTAGTTTATGGCGAGCACGCCGGTTGGGTTAAGATTACTCAAGGTTCAGGTCCTATTCTTAGTATTTCTATACCAGCAGGTTTAGGAGGAAGGGGTTATGCAAACGGACAATATTTAACTATTTCTAATACATCTGTAATAGGCACGGTTAATGCTGTTGCTAATATTTCAACCACTACTTTAGGTAATCTTGCAGTTCTTACTCTTTTAAGCAACGGCAGTTTAATTGGAGGTAAATTTTTTACAACCAATACACAATTACTTTCATTTGTTGTAGCTAATGGTTCAGGTCTCGGTACACCAGGACAAACAGGTGCTAACTTAACAATTGAATTTGGTGGTAGAGCCGGACGCGTTCACGGTGAAACACTTGTAGCAATGGGTTCAATGACAGGTAACACAGCTACACCATACTACACATCTGTTATTTAAATTATAAAAAAAATTGAAAGATAATCATGTCAAATAAGGTCATTACAGATTTAGCTTCTATTACTTCTCCATATTCAAATGATTATCTTTTAATTGTTCATAATGCATCAGGTATACCTACTACTAATATTATTACAGTAAATAATTTTTTAAATAATGCTAATGTTAATGCTTTATATCCTGCTAGCGTTAAAACAGCTAACTTAATAATTAATTATAGAACTACTCCAGGCACATCATCATATACTGCTCAGCAAGGTACTATTTTTCATGATAATAACTATATTTACATAGCTATATCTAATAATAATGTTAAGAGGGCAGCACTCAGTTCATTCTAGAGGCTAATTTGTTTAACAAAGTTGACGAGTCTAATTTTTTATTATACGCTGCAAAACATTATGATAATCCTCAATGCTTTGACACAGTTGAGTTTTATGATGATTTAAATAGATTCAAATATTTAAAAAGATTATTTAATAAGTATATTGAAACTGGTGATATTAAAGAAAGACTAATAATAAATCATATAGTAATACTTTATAATGTTTTTGGTGTAGAAGCTTCAAATAGAATGCTATTTCTTAAATTAAAGGGTTATGAGAAATTTCTCAAGCCCTTTTTAATTTTTTTAAATAATTTACCAGATGTTATATATGGTATTAATGAAAATGGCGAGAATATTCATACTAATGAAATACCTTTAGATCAAAAAATTATAGATTTATTAAGAAAGATTTAAATGAAAAAAAGATTTTTAAATTTATTGGCTAAAGAAGACGCACCTGCTAATGCAGCGGGTGGTGGTAATATTGCTGGTATAGGTGTAGGAGCTAAAGGTGAGCCAGGCGTACCAGTAGACAATAAATACAAAAAGAAAAACATAATTATAAACAATATGCTAAAGAGATAAAATGTTTGGATTTATTTTTCGTTTGTTTACTGCAGGCTCATCACTCCCATGGATAATTGGCGGGGTAATGTTAGCTATTACATCTGGGTATGCATGGCTAAAGATACACGACTACAACATCTGGGAAGAAGCAACGCTTGCTTTCAATCAAGCACAAGAACAGTTGACTCAACAGAAAAAAGAAGAGTTTGTTCAAAAGACTGAAGTTATAAATGATAATGCTGCTCGTATTAGAGAAGTAATTGCCAAACGTGAAGAACAGATGAACGAGATATCATCTGGGATTGAAAAGCAAGCTATTACTGAACATAAGGGTAATGAACAAGCATCTAAGTATCTAAAAAACATTATCTATCAGCTAGATCAAAATTATGGTGTAAAGAAATGAAGTGGTTGGCAATCGTACCTTTATTATTACTGACTGGATGCATGCAAACATCTGTTCAACTGGTTGCGCCAGAGTATAAGATTGTTAAAGCACCTGACGATTTATACAAATGTCCTGTGTTGACTAAGTTTCCAAAAGATGATACACTAACAGATCAGGAAGTCGGTTCGCTCATATTGAAACTTCAAAATAATAATATCACATGCAAGCGTTCATTAGATGCTATTAAGCTATTCTATGACGATGCAGAAAAGACATTGGCAGAACAGAAATGAAAAGCTTCATAGAATTCATTAATGAAGATGCCGACGAACCTAAACAGATCCATCAGATCGGATTGAATAGATCTCAGTTAAACTCTTTGCATAGACATCCGTCATTTAGGACATATGTTGATTCTCCTTCGCATCCAAAAGTTTATGCAAAGTTAGATCAAAATGATAGCGGATCAGGAAGAACACGAAACGTGATATTAACTAACTCTGGTAATAAACACAAGATGCATGTTGCTATCACCAACCGTGGTAAGATCCTAGGGCATACAATATACCGCAAGTCAGACAATCCACATCTAGATGCAAAGGTACAGTGGAACTTAGTTAAATCTAAAGATGGATCATAATAAATGAAAAGCTTCTCAGATTTTATCGATGAAAATTTTAAAGATGGAAAAAATCCTCAGGATAAAGGTGATTCTGCCCGGCACGGTATACCCAAAAAAGCCAGTCTTGAAACATTAGATAAGATAGTCAAACAAGGCGGCCGTAAAGGTCAGTTGGCTCACTGGCAAGCAAATATGCGTAGAGGAAGAAAAAAATAATTATAAATGCATAATAACAGTTGCATTTTCTAATAGATATACTATAATCATTATGTAATTATCACGTATAGGTTGTAGTAATGAATACATTATGGTTAGATCATAAGTATACTAATTTAATATCAGTTAGATTAGAACACTTTAAAAGAAAAGATAATAACCTCTATAACTTTAGATGTCCTTATTGTGGTGACTCACATAAGAATAAATCTAAAGCTAGAGGTTATCTATTTGAGAACAAGGGAGCTATGATATTTAAATGTCATAACTGCCATACTAGTACTGGAATGGGATCTTTTTTAAAGCATTTAGATCCTCAACTATTTACTGAATATAGATTAGATATTCTTAAAGAAAACGGTCAGTCAAATAATACTCCTTTTGTTTCTGATATAACTAAATTTGCTAAGCAAAGAATAGATAAATTTAATATTTTTTCTTGTGAGGGTATTAAAAAAATATCTCAGTTAAATCATGATCACCAAGCAAAAATTTATATAGATAATAGGCTTATACCTCCTAATAAGCATTATATGTTATATTATGTACCAAGATTTTGTGCATGGGTTAATACATTTGTTGAAAATAAATTTTCTGCTGAGTCTCTAAAACTTGATGAACCACGTATAGTACTACCGTTTATTGATGAAAAAGGATATGTTTTTGGGTTTCAGGGTAGATCTTATTTAAACTCAAGTCACAAGCTACGATATATAACTATCATGTTAGATCAAACAAAACCAAAATTGTTTGGATTAAACAAAATAGACTTAACAAAGAAAATTTACTGCGTAGAAGGACCTATTGATTCTCTTTTTATTTCTAATTGTATTGCCTTAGCAGGAGCTGATGGAGATTTAGAAAAGATAGCGGATAAAAGATCTTTAGTTATGGTTTATGATAATGAGCCAAGAAATTTTGATATAGTAAAAAAAATTAATAAATGCATAGACAATAATTATAATGTAGTTATTTGGCCTAAAGATATTGAGCATAAAGATATTAATGATATGGTAATAGCAGGTTTGTCAGTTGATAATATAATGAATATAATAGATAATAATACATATAGAGGTTTGTCTGCTAAGATAAAATTTAATGAATGGAAAAGGATTTAAAATATGAGTGAGCAATACATAACTAAAATTATTGAAGATCCTGAAACTAAAGAATTAGGTATTCTTCTCACAGAAGAATTAATGAAGAAATTAGATCTTCATATTAATGAATACCTTGAATGGAGTTTCAACGGCAAAGAAATTATTCTTAAAAAAACAAAATATATTAATAATAATTAAAAATTAAAAATTAAAAATTTAGGAGCTAACTAATGGGAAATTATTTTTCGTCTCCCTACCAAGAATTTATTTACAAAAGCCGTTACTCAAAATATCTCCCTGAAGAAAGTAGACGCGAACAATGGCCTGAAACAGTTAGTCGCTATCTAAATTTTATGTTAAATTATATTAAACAAGAACATAATTATAATTTTACAGATGATGAGCGCTTAGTAATTGAAAATTCTATTCTTAATTTAGAAGTTATGCCTTCAATGCGCGCACTTATGACATCAGGTGCAGCTCTTGCGCGAGATCATGTTGCAGGATATAATTGCTCCTACCTGCCTTTTGATAGTGTAAAGAGTTTTGATGAAGAGATGTATGTTCTTATGAATGGTACTGGTGTAGGTTATACAGTAGAATCATCTTATGTAGAACAACTTCCAGTAGTTGCAGAAGAGCTATTTGATACAAATACTACGATAGTTGTTGATGATTCTAAGATTGGATGGGTTAAATCATTTCGGGAATTAATTAATTTACTTTATATTGGACAAGTTCCAAAATGGGATCTCTCATTGCTTCGCCCAAAGGGTGCACGTCTAAAAATATTTGGTGGTCGTTCTTCAGGTCCTGATCCTCTTAATGAGCTTTTTGTTTATACTGTTAATATATTTCGAAAATCTGCAGGCCGTCGTCTTACGACATTAGAAGTACATGATATTGCATGTATGATCGCTAGCGTAGTAGTGGTAGGTGGAGTTCGTAGATCAGCGCTTATTTCTCTTTCTGATATTTTTGATGATAGATTACGCGATTGTAAATCAGGTGCATGGTGGAATGAAACAGTTCATCGTAGACTAGCTAACAATTCAGCTGTTTATGAAACAAAACCAGATATTGGCCTATTCATGAAAGAATGGGTATCTCTTTATGAATCTAAATCTGGTGAAAGAGGTATTTTCTCTAGACAAGCTGTTAAAAAAGTTATTGAAAGCGCTAATAATTTTCGTAAAAAGCATTTTGGCAACGATGTGCGTACTCGTGACGCTAATTATGATTTTGGTACTAATCCTTGTTCAGAAATTATTCTTAGACCTTATCAATTTTGTAATTTAACTGAAGTTATTGTGCGCCCTAGCGATACTCTTGAAACTCTTAAAGTTAAAGTTCGTAATGCTACAATTCTAGGTACTATTCAATCTACTCTTACTAAGTTTAAATACTTAAATAAAAAGTGGCAAAAGAACTGTGAAGATGAACGTTTACTTGGAGTTTCATTTACCGGTATCTTTGATAATGAAATTATGAATGGTAAAAAGAGTAATATAGTCTTAGCAAATACTCTTGAAGAACTTCGTAAAGAAGCTATTAAGACTAATATTGAATGGGCTGAAAAATTAGGTATTAATGTATCGGCTGCTATTACTTGTGTTAAGCCTTCAGGTACTTCATCAGCTCTTAACGGTACATCAAGTGGTATTCATCCACGTCATTCAGAATATTATGTACGTTATGTTCGTAATGATATTAAAGATCCAGTAACAGATTTTCTTAAAGACGTAGGTGTTCCGTGGGAAGTAGATAGCTACGATCCTAATCAAGTATGCTTTAAATATCCTATGAAGTCACCTGATGGTGCTATAGTACGTAAAGATCTTGGTGCTATTGAACATCTTGAACTCTGGAAAATGTATCAAATTCATTGGTGTGAACATAAGCCGTCAGTTACTATTACTGTACGTGAGGATGAATGGCTTCAAGTAGGCGCTTGGGTATATGATAATTTTGATTGGATGTCAGGCGTTTCATTTCTACCGTATAGTGATCATGTTTATAAGCAAGCGCCATTTACTGATTGCACAAAAGAAGAATACGAATCTCTAATTCCTTTAATGCCTAAATTAATTGACTGGTCAAAACTTACAGACTATGAGAAAGAAGATACAACAACCGGTACACAGGAGTTAGCATGCGTCGCGGGCGGATGCGAAATATAGTTACACCTTGTACTGGTTTATGTGATTTAAATGTTATTAATAATACTTGCTCTAAGTGTGGTCGTACTTCTGTTCAAATAGAAGAATGGATGGTATACTCACATGAAGAGCGGGTAGATATTATAAAAAATATAAAAAGAGAGAATAATGATAGAAAAGGAATATAAATTTACTTGTCAAAATTGTGATAATACTTTTACTATTATAACAGATGAAGACGAGATACCTACAGGATGTCCGTTTTGCGGATCTAACTTAGAAGAAAATTATGATGAACAAGACAATAATGAAGAAGACGATTAATATTTTATAACATTTACTTTATACCATTTACCATTTATTTGATCATTATAATATTCATCCGTTAATAAAACTTTTCTTATAAACTGCTCATTTACTTCAAGAAAATTAGTTTTACCTTTAGATTCACATAGATGTAATATTTCTCTTTTAAATCTAAGAGGATCTAATTTAGATTCTTTTTTAATATAATCGTTTGAACTATAGTACTCTTTCCAATCTGACTCAGATCTTGATTTCCTAGTTTTACCTTTCACTTTCTTTAATGACCAGAAGTATTTACGACCTATATATTTTTTGTTTTCTTTTAAATCATATATACAATATACAAAACCATAATATTTCTTAATATCATAACCATCATACACTTCATTATTAAATAACCACGGATTAGTATACATAGTTGCCTTTTATATAAAATATGTTATAATGTATATATAACGTTATAGTCAAGGAAAGTCTAATGAGAGTATTTTTAGGTCGCTATCCTCGAGGTGAAAAAGAACGTAAAGTTAATATACGTATCGATGATTATGATTTATGGTCTATGGATCATACTCTTTCACTTATTATTTTACCCATGCTTAAAAAACTTAAAGAAATAAAACATGGATCACCATACGTTGATATAGAAGATGCCCCTCATATAGGTAAAGGTGAAGAAACTGATTTTGGACATTCAGATGATAAAATTCATGATCGTTGGGATTGGGTTCTCGATGAAATAATTTGGGCTCATGAACAAGTAATTGATGATGATAATAGCTATAACATCTACTATGATCCATATGAGCCAGATGAACCTCTTGATCCTCCTATGAAAATTGAAGTTCTTAATGATGATGGTACGACACATCAAAATAATTCAATATGGGGTACAGAAGCCAGTCGACGTGAAATGGGAAAGTTTAATGTTGAAAAATATAAAGCTTATAATGATAGAATTAATAATGGATTAACTCTTTTTGGAAAATATTATAGAGGACTTTGGGATTAATGAAGCGTCAATCTTTCACTACCGTAGCGCGAATCTGTGAACTAAAAACACTATATCATGAACTTATAGAAAAAGTTACTGTACCTACAAAACGCAAAGTTCATAATGTAGAAAATGCAGCATGGTTTATTAAAAGTGGCTATATTTTTAATAAAAATAATAACATGTATAATCAAATATTTGAAATTTGTAACGAAACTTTAAAAATAAAAAATGAAGATTACGCCAGCTAAACAAGTAGGTAATAAAAATAAAATAAATTTAAGAATAGGAAGAAGTAATGCTTAATGTAGAAATATATTCTAAAGAAGAATGTATATGGTGTGAGAAAACAAAAAATATTTTAGAAAATCTTAATATTAAATATAAAGATTATGTTTTAAACAAGCACTATACTAAAGAAGAGCTGCAAGAAAAAATACCAGAAGTTAAAACATTACCACAAATTTATGTAAATAATAAACATATTGGTGGTTATAGTGAATTTACAGCTTATATTGAAGAGGTGATTAGTAATTATGCTCACGACATATGAAACTCCAGAAATTAAAAATTCAACAAATAATTTAATTGATATGCTTAAAGTAACTAACGTTGAAGTTATTTTTACAAAAACAGATGGTACAGAAAGAAAAATGAAATGTACTCTTAAAGAAGATATAATTAAACCTTATGAAAAGAAAACCGATAAAATTAAATCCCAAACAGAAGGTGTATTATCTGTTTGGGATTTAGATAAAGAAGGATGGCGTTCTTTTCGTATAGACAATATTATATCTTATTCATATATTAATGATAGAGGGTATTAATAATGGTAGAATTAAATGAATTAAATAAAAAAGCAATGGGTGGTACAGAATTAATGATGTACGGTCTTAAAGATCGTATACCACCTGAGCTTTATAATCAATTTCAAATTATATGTTCTCGAGTTAGAGAATTAGATGATAATAAGATAAAAATTTATTGGTTACATGATCTTCCATTAGATCCTGAAGCTTCTCATTTAAAAGATGAAATTAGTAGAAATAAATTTGATCATTTTGTTTTTGCTAGCAATTGTCAATATCAACAATACCGTGATCATTTAAATATACCTTTTGATAGTAAGTGTTCAGTTATTGAAAATGCTATTGAACCAATTAAGTACGAAAAAAAATCTAAAGATGAAGTAAGATTAATTTATCATACTACACCTCATCGTGGACTTGAAATACTTGTACCTGTATTTGAATATCTATGTACAAAACATAATAATATTGTATTAGATGTTTTCTCTAGCTTTAAAATATATGGCTGGCCTGAACGCGATCGGATTTATGAAAGTCTGTTTGATCGCTGTCGTTCTAATGCTAAAATAAACTACCACGGCGTTGTTTCAAATGAAGAAGTAAAAGAACATCTTAAAAAAGCTCATATTTTTGCTTATCCGTCCATTTGGCAAGAAACAAGTTGTATAGCTGCTATTGAAGCAATGAGCGCAGGTTGTATGTTAGTACATCCTAATTATGGAGCTTTACCAGATACAACAGGTGGTTTAACAACATCTTATCAATGGGATTCTAATGTTAATGCTCATGCCGGTAGATTTCATTCTATTCTTGATTTTGCTATTGAGGTAGTTAACAGATCTGAAGCACAAGAGTATTTACAATTTATTAAAACATATGCTGACTCAAGATATAATTGGAATAAAATTTCCGGTCAATGGATAGGATTAATGCAGTCATTAATAGAAAAGAAAAAGGGGGCTTAGGCCCCCTTAATTTTTACCTATTATCATAATTTAAAAGTGCATTAATATTCTTTGATTTTAATGCGTTTCTAAAATTTCTTGCTAGCTTTCTTTCTTTATCTTCTTTTACTTTATTAAGAGAAACTTTGCGATAATCTTCTTCACTATCATTATAATATGTTTTAATATTTTTTCTTTTCATGTAGGTAACAATCCTGGAAAGGCCTCCTGAACCAGTTTCTTAGTTATATTTTTATAAGGTGATTTTTTATCTTTAGCTGCAATAATAAGCTCAGCTTCTTCTGCATCTACTGTTTCTAGAAGTTCAATAAACATAGCTTCTCGTTTTGCTTTGTTAGGAATAGGCGTCGCACCTTCTACAAAGTAATTAAATTTGCGTATATTTTTAAATAAAATGCCAGGATTATCAAATTTACTTGGTTTATAAGGCGGATTACCTTCTGGAATAAGCCATTGCATGTTTTCATCAAACATGCAAAGTAATATGTTTCTTACTGCTGGAAAATCGTTTTGCTGGAGAGCAATTACTCTTTCTTTAGCCGGTAATGTATCTATCTTCTTTAGTATATAACTTATATTATTCATAATTAAAACTCGTTTATATGTTCCATTAAATTTTTAAGTTTATGTTCTACAAAGTAATTAAATAATTTTGTTTTACCTACTTCATTGGTTTCCTTATATTTATCGATTACCATTTCTTTAATATTTTTAGGTATTTTAGTTAAGTTAATTAATTGCTCATTACGAGCAAAATTACGTAATATTACATCGTCTTTAGAACCTTCTTGCTTAAAGTTATCTAATTTTTTTTGTGTAAGAGGTTTTTGACGTTTACTAGTTACAAAAGTATCATCGTCAGATAGTATATTTGGAATACCATCACCTTGATCACCCCTACAGATATGCTCATACAAATATGATTCAGGATTACTATCTTTGATCCACTTCTTACGAATAGGATCATATTGCTTTACATTATTATAACATTGTAACTGTACAAAGTCTTTATCACCTGAAAGGATAAGAATGTCTTGTAAATTATATTCTTGACACAGAGATGCTATTACATCATCTGCTTCTGCTCCTTCTATCTGAATAACTTTATAAGGAAAATTTTCTCTAAGTTCTTTTTTAATTTTATCAAGAGTTGAAAAAATTGTTGACCAATCAAGCTCTGATTGATCTCGTGTTTTTTTCCTATTTGCTTTATAATATGGAAATATTTGCCGACGCCAGTAATTCCTATCATCACAGGCTATTACAATATCACCATAATCACCACTAAACTTAGTATTATAACTTCTAATACTATTAAGAATCATATGTCTTAGCATGTTTTCATCTAACTTAGAGTTTAAATGATTACCAAGCTGTTGCATTAAATTAGATATACAAACTTGATTTAAATCTATAATTATCATGGTCTCGCCTCATTTGATATTGTTATATATGAAGATTACTCTTCATCATCATCATTAACAGAATTAATAATTTTTTGTGCTATTCCATTTTCTGCTTCAAGATCAACAATAGTATCAATTACTTCTTGAAGAAAATGAGGTACACCAATATATCTATAAAGGGTAGCATTCATAACTTCTGAGATCATTACTAGATCTTTTAAATGACTTCCTTCAACATTTACTTTAAAACCATAATTTACAAAATCATTAACAATTCGATCTGTAATTTCTGATACTACCACATTAACATAATTTTTTCTTACTTCAAGAATCTTGTTCGTCGCTTCTTCATCTGTCGTAGGTAGACTATCATTCTTTTTTTTAAACTCTAGAACATTACTCACTATTTAACTACTTTCAATATAATAAGATTTTCATTAGTACGACCATTTGTATCGACAGGCGATGAATTAATATTATCCATGAGCTTGCGTAGTGTAATTTTACCTCCAGAAAGTACTTCTTTAAGTACTGTTTCTGTTTTGCGTCCTATGCGTTTACTTAATGATAATTTATCATCAAACCCCGTAATAGTAGTACGCTTAATAGATAAGCCAGCAGGACCTCGAGCTCTAAGAACACAAAGGATATTGTATTTAGTATTAAATGTCCAAAGCTCTTGAACACCTATTATACTAGCTGGATTAACTGACGTAAGTTTAAACTCTTTATTTTCTTTTTGATATTTAAAGTGCTTAAGAAGTTTATCAACAGATACTTCTTTCTTCTTACGCGGTGTACGTGCTTTTTTAACATTACCTGAAAAACGCTCACAATCTTCAATAAGTTTGAGAATATATCCCATCTTTACTTTAATGTCTGTTTTTGTATAACTTTGATACCCATCATCATTAACAGTTAATACATATGCATACTCATCTCGAAGAGGCGTATAGTATTCAGCTATCTTCTTAGCATGAGCAGCTGGAATCTCATTTTTTTGAAGCCATTCATAAATATTTACAAGTTCTCCTGAATCTAAAATAGTTTCTATATTACCAATAATGTCAGATAAACGCTCTTTTATTCGATCTTGAATAGAAGGACGCGCAACAACCGTTTTAGGTTTTTCTTCTTCGATATAATGCCCGATAGCATCTTGAATGTCATTGTTGACTCTGACCCAATCGTTGACTTGCAGTTCTTGTTTGTTGTTAGTTGCAATACGACAAAGCCATGCTGAGGTCAATGGTATACGATTATCTGGAATATTATCTATTGTTTTATGCATCGCTTTATCAGTAAAATAATCTTTAAGATACTGTCTTGCTTTATTTCTATCGCACATTACATTATACCAGTTAAATGCACGAATAAGATTTACCTTAGAACTAATAGATACTGGCTCGTCACCGTAAAACTTTTTATTTATTAGATAATCAGGGGATCTAGACATTTTTATCTTAGCCATAATATTCTCCTATAATTTATAATAGTATATAATTATTAATAAATCAACTGTTGATTTTTATTAAAAGATAAACTACTATATAAAGATGAAAGAGAGTAATAATATGTCACGCACAGAAATACATATAGATTATGGAGATGAAACTATAATACTAGATTTTAATCTTTTAGAAAATATTATTCTTAAAGAGCTAATTGACGAAGGCCTTGATCCCCTAAATAGTAATGATATTATTAGTTTTTGGAAATACAAAGGAATTGATTTAGATAATGCCAACATACTCATTTAGAGATAACATAACTAACAATGAATTTAATGATTTTATGTCTATGTCGCAATTAGACACTTATCTTAAAGAAAACCCACATATTGAACAAACCATAACAGTTGCTCCTGCGCTGTGTGACCCTACACGTTTAGGTCTTAGAAAACCTGATTCTGGTTTTCGTGACATATTAAAGAAAATTAAACGTGAAGCGAATCGCGGTATTAAAAGGAGCACAATTAACACCTGGTAGGACAAACATGCATATTAACGAGGCTTATGACTTAACTATCGAAAACGCTATTTTAACAAGAACTCAGAGGAAAAAATTAAAAAAAACTAAGCGTATTGATCCAGTAGAAATAAGACGTCCTTTTATACTTAAGAGTATATTACCAAAGACTATTAATCAAAGTAAAATTTTTAAATCTTATAAAGAAAATAAAAATTTACTACTTCACGGTTTACCAGGAACTGGGAAAACTTTTGTATCATTAGCTTTAGCGCTTAATGAAGTTATAAATGAAAGTAAATATAAAAAAATTATTATCGTAAGAAGTGCAGTTCCAACTAGAGATATTGGATTTTTGCCTGGTAATATAAAAGAAAAAATTAAAGAATATGAAGCACCATATTATGCTATTTGCGCTGAATTATTTGATAGAACAGATGCATATGAATTTTTAAAAAATAAAGGTATTATAGAGTTTATTCCTACCTCGTTTATAAGAGGTATTACTTTAAACGACGCTATTATAATTTTTGATGAAGTTCAAAATAATACCTTTCACGAATTAGACTCGGTTATTACAAGACTTGGAGAAAATTCAAGAATAATATTATGTGGTGACTATAGACAATCTGATTTAAAATTACAAAATGAAAAAACAGGATTAATTAATTTTATGGATATTCTTCAAAAAATGAAGAGTTTCTATCATATTGAATTAAATGAAGAGGATATAGTTAGAAGTGGGCTTGTCAGAGAATATATTATCTCAAAAGCTAGACTCGGGTACATTTAAAGAATTTAAATATAAAGATATTAAATTACACTTACCTGAACTAGATGCAATCACTACGAATGAAGGCCGTAGGTATAAAACACCTAACGGCCTTTATCCGTCTGTAACTACAGTATTATCTTTATTAAATAGAGATAGTATTTTAAAATGGCGTGCACATGTAGGTGAAGAAGAAGCTAATAGAATAACAAAACAAGCTACTTCAAGAGGCTCATTTATTCACAAATATTGTGAAATGTATTTAAATAATAATAAAAAGTTACTTGAAGAAAATATTATGCCTTTTAATAAAAATAGTTTTTTATCTATTAAAAAGATATTAGATGAAAGTGTAAATAATATATATTGTTTAGAAGTACCTTTATATTCTGATTACCTTAAAGTAGCTGGTCGAGTCGATTTAATTGCAGAGTATAATGGTAAATTATCTATTATAGATTTTAAAACATCTCGTAAAGAAAAAACAATAGAAGGTTTACAAGGATATTTTATGCAAACAGCTTGTTATGCTGTTATGTTTGAAGAGAGAACTAAAATACCTGTTAAAAACTGTGTTATTATAATTAATAATGACGAGACAGGAACAAATGTGCATCAAGTTGATAGAGACAAATATATTTTTGACTTTATTAAGTTAAGAAACAAATATTCAGAAGAGTATAATTTTTGATTGCATAAATATCAGATAAATAATCTATAATTTCATATATTGGAGCATCAGCTGATGGCTAGAAGAGTTATTCAAGACACTTATTACACGTTTGATCCGTCAACAAAAACTGTTGTTATCCCTAGATTTATTCCTCAAGAAAGAATTATCACGTTAGTTAATACAACAACTAATTCGGTTCTTTATAACTTTGCTGATATTAATCTAGCTGTATCTTCTTATACCGCTAATTCTACTGCTTATACAACAACAATTATTTTAAATACAAATATAAGCACAACTGGTATGGTATCAACAGATGCTATTCAAATAGTAGTTGACGAAATTAACGAATATGTTGTACCTGCTGAAGCACAGCTTGATCCTGTAGGTAAAATGAGAGTCAGTAATCCTCAGTCACTTATTGATACTGACTTTGAATACGGCCTTCAACCTACAAAATGGGAGTCTCTCTTCCTTAATAATAATAGACCTTCTTTCTTTTCAGACATGTCACTCAATCTTCCTGTTTCTAATGTTGCTGTAGAAACCAATAAATCTACAGTTACAGTTACTGCTAACGCTTCATTAGGTTCAGGTGTTTTAACAACATCTACAACAAATACATCAGTTACAGGTATAGGTACACTTTTTACTACACAGCTTAACTATGGCTTTGCTCTTTATGCCAACGGACTAAGTAACTCATTTATAGGATTAGTTTCCTCAATTTCAAATAATACTAATTTATTTTTACAATCTAATAGTGCTATTAATGCTGCCTCAAACGGATTCTTTACATTACCAGTTACAATGCCTACTAATGGATCACCATTTATATTGCAGGATACTTTATTTCCGCCTGCAAACGGACCATTTCTAGTTGATAATACAACAGAACCAGATAATTTTACATTTACATATACTTCAAGGTCTGCTTATACAGGTACTAATACTTCTATATACGATTCTGCTATTACAACTGCTTTTATTGGAAGTTTCTTCTCAGGAGCTGCTTATAATGTGGCTACAGTTAATACTACTCCTAGCGGCGTTTCTTCAAATCTATTATATGTAACGACAAACGGCCCTCATGGCCTTACAGTTGGTAATCCAATTTATGTTACTAACGGTACAGTACTTCCTATTGGATCTAATAGTATTAACGGATCATTTACTGTATCTACTATTTTATCAAGCAACGTTTTTGTTGCTAATCTTGCATCAGTTACTAATGCGTTTTCTAACGGTATATACGCTATTCCTACAATATATCCAGGCGCTGCTGCGCAATTTTCTCATAGATCATATGATGGTGGTGTATATTTTACAACCGGTACTACATCATCAAATCAGCAAGCAATAAGACAAACAAGAAGAGTGTTTAGATACCAGGCTGGTAAAGCAATACAAATGTCTACTGCTTCTCTTTTAAAGCCTGATTTTCAAATAGATAACGCTAATAACGTAAACTTTGGTTCTGGTAATACTATTCTTATTACTACAAGAACTCCTCATAATTTAACGGTTGGCGCTAACGTTTTTGTTTACTATAACAGTCAAATAAACGTTAATCTGCAAGAAAATGACACAGCTTATACCGGAACGTTTGCAGTGACAAACGTAGTAAGTACATTTGCATTTAACTATGTTTCTCCTACTGCACCTAGATTAAATCCTGCTCCAGGTATTTTAAATATGAATGTTACCAATTGGTATGGTGCTTCTGTTAGAACTGGTATGTTTGATGCACAAAATGGTTTCTTCTATGAATATGATGGTCAAATATTATACGCAGTAAGACGTAATTCAACAACACAATTATCAGGTATTGTAAACGTTACTAACGGAAGCCCAACTATCACAGGTGCATTAAATCCTGATGGTTCTGTATTCACACAATTTAGTCGTCAGTTATTACCTGGAGATTTTGTAGTAATTCGCGGTATGTCATATAAAATATTAAGTATTGAGAGTGATACTTCTATGACAGTTACACCTCCATATAGAGGTATCACACTTTCAGGTCTTAACGGCGCTATCCTTAGTAAGACTATCGACTTTAAAGTTCCACAGAGTGAATGGAATATTGATAGATGTGATAATTCTGGTCCTTCAGGGTACGGTCTAGATCTTACAAAAGTTCAAATGTTCTATATGGATTATAGTTGGTATGGCGCGGGCGCTATTAGATTTGGATTTAAAGATAATTTAGGTCAAATTATATATTGCCACAGAATGATTCATAATAACCAATTAAATCAATCATTTATGAGATCAGGTAACTTGCCTGCTCGCTATGAAGTTAATACTTTTCCGCCTACTACACAATTTTTTGGGGGAACAACTGGTAAATATTCTAATTTAACTGTTAGTGATACTACAATGTTTGTTGCTAATGGTTTAGTATTACCATCAACCGGCACAGTTTTAGTTGATCAAGAATATATTACATATACAGCAAGATCTTCTACACAATTAACAGGTTTAACTAGAGCTGTTAAGGGAGGAACCCTTGCTAATACACATACATATTCAAACACATCACCTAAAATAGTTTCTCTTTCTACCCCTAACTTCTCACCTATATTAAGTCACTGGGGAACATCTGTAATTATGGATGGTAGATATGACGATGATAAATCGTATATTTTCTCAAGCCCTGGTACTACAGCAGCAAGTATTCCTGTCAATGGTACTGCTCCTATTATATCTTTAAGATTATCCCCAGCTGTTGATAATGGTGTTCCTAACTTATTAGGCGCCAGAGAAATTATTAATAGAATGCAGTTAACACTCCAACAAATGGATATTTATTCTAACGGTAACTTCTTAATTAAACTATTTCTTAATGCAAAGATTCTCGGTGATACCTGGCAAAACGTAGGTGGTTCAAGCTTGTCACAAGTTTGCTATCATACAGCATCTGGTATTAATAAAAATGTTCAAGGTGGCGAGCAAATTTACGCTTTCTTCTCTCAGGCAACGACAGCAGCTGTATTTACTGTTACACAACAAGAATTAAATAAAGTTAGAGATCTTGGTAATAGTATTCTTGGTGGAGGAACTACTAATAGTACAGGTTTTAATATTTACCCTGATGGGCCTGATGTTTTAACGATTGTCGCGCAAAATATTGGTAACGTATCATCTAGTATTTATGCAAGACTTTCTTGGTCTGAAGCGCAAGCTTAAGTTGATTATTATATAGTATTATTGTATAAATAATAAGCTGATGTCGTTGACATCTAATGAAATAGACACTGAGGACCCGGGGGCAGTACCCGGCGCCTTCACCAAAGATACTATCGCATTAGCTGCACCAGAAATGTAGTATGCAGGGGAATGTAAGTCGTTAGTATCTTTGATGGGGGCGAAATAGGATCGACTGGTGTAGTAAAGATAAGATCGAGACTGAAGCAAAAAAACTAAATGCAAGAACTGCATCTAATGACAACGTTCCTTATTCCGCAATGAAAATTGCCGCTTAAGAATTGAGTCTGGGGTATGAGCTCCACCCTATTAAATAACGGGCTCACTTAACACACAAACAAACACAGGAGACTACATGACTAAGACCCCATATGAAATTAGATATGATCTATTGAACTTTGCACAACATCAGCTATCTAGTGAGTATTATGCTAAATTAGAACAAGCTCGCGAGATTAGAGACTTTGCAGAACGTGAAACTGTTATTTCAAGACTTAAATACTTTACAAAAGATGATATAGTCCAGCTTGCAGAAGATCTTAAAAGTTTTGTTGATACTAAGTGACAATTAATATATTATGATGGAGGCGAAACAGAAGCTAAATAACATAGATGTAAACGACAACTATGTCCCTAGTTACGCACTAGCTGCATAACATGAGCTCGGGAGAGCTTGGAAACAGAATCTCCCACTTTTCAACAAAATAAGGTAAAACAATTGCAAAAATTTTTAATAGCGCTTGCCGCTATGTTTTTGTTATCTTTTCCTGCACAATCTAAAGAAAAAATTTCCGATCAATTTACTTGCCTAGCATATAACA